TTCGCAATTATATTGCGTAACTGCATCACCGCCAGGTGCAAAACTATCACTACAAAATAATTGTTTCTGGAAACGATAAATTCCGCGACCGAAATCTATGATTTTGAAAATTCGGCCGTATGTTGGAACGCGATATAATTTGTCCCCATATTTGTAAAACAAATATTCTTGGTCCGTATTCACATACATGACATTATTGGTATGTAGGTCGTTATGGGTAAAAGAAAACGCCTTTTGATAGGCGATCAGACTCATGACAATTTGGAAAAGCGCGCTCGCACCCAAATTCGCGTCGATTTGGTGATTCACAAATAATTCGTCCAAGGTTCCTGAGCACTTTTCCATACAGATCATTTGGACGGGAAAATCCTGAATGTAGGCGTATATTTCTTTAGACTCTGACTCTGAATCATAAGATTCGGAATCGCTAGATCCAGATCCAGATTCTAATTCGGAAGAACTACTGTAATTCAAATCACTATTTGAATGCGAACTTTCTGAAGAATCAGAACAAGAATCGGAATCTTCTTCTTGTCCAGATTCCTGTTTCGTATAAACCATTTCACATTCGTTACCTTTTTCGGTCATATTTATGTCCGAATATATATTCGTAGGTAGTAATAGATCAGTAACTGGATCCATTACCGAATCATCCGGAAAAATGGTCAAACGTGGTCGATTACGTCTCGATCCTTTAATATCATCCAGACCCGTGTCAGACCCCCCATCAACAAAAAACAATTTACCCACGTTTTCGTTGAAAAAATCGGACCCATGTAAATATTCATAATCATCGGAAACAGAAATGCGGTACTTTGACTGAATTCCCAAGAAAGACCCGTAAAAATGGACACCGTTGGGAAATCCATATTGTTCCATCAATTTACACGACAAATAGTTGAAAAAACAATCCACATACGAGGCATTATTTGGCGATAAAATCTTGGAATGGACGATTTCTTCTTTACTGTTTAATTGTGGTAGTTGTGTGTTTCGCGGGTCTTGGACTCCATATTTCCCAGTCATATATCGGTATGGATCCAATAATGGCGAGAATTTAACGAAAATAGGAACCTCTCGGACCTCATTCGAGTTCGCATTAAAAACATGTCGCAAATCTTGGATGCAATAATCATGGTTTAGCATAATACGATTATAATTTTGCTCATTCATTTCGAAAAAATTCCGGTAAATGGGATTATATAATTGGATATCGCGAATATCATAGGGATTATAGGTAGTAGTAACAGAATCCTCTAAATATTGCTCCCTTAAAATGGATAAATCGGGAAGAGATGTTTTACAATAATTTATTTGAAACATGATTCTAAAAAAACTGTATATGCTTATTCAACAGAAATTTCACGCGGATCAAACGTAGGTTTTTTATCACATGACAGGATATAACAGTTAGTAGTCATTTTTCCTAAATATGACACTGGAATTGAAAAAATTTGATATGAGATGGATTACATTTAAACCCGATGAAAATAAGGGTCCGGTTATTGTCATGATCGGTCGTCGTGATACAGGTAAGTCGTTTTTAGTTCGCGACCTCTTGTATCACCACCAAGATATTCCGATTGGGACGGTGATTTCAGGGACGGAAGCTGGAAATGGATTTTATGCGGAGCATGTCCCCAAATTATTCATTCATGAGGAATACAATACGGTTTTGATAGAGAATATTTTACGGCGACAGAAGACAGTTTTGAAACAGGTGAATAAAGATATTGCCACGTATAAACGATCCACAATCGATCCACGTGCCTTTGTAATCTTGGATGATTGTCTTTATGATGCCACCTGGTCACGTGATAAATTGATGAGACTGCTTTTCATGAATGGGCGTCACTGGAAGGTCATGTTAATTATTACTATGCAGTATCCTTTAGGCATTCCACCCAATCTGAGAACGAATATTGATTACGTATTTATTTTACGAGAGCCCTATTTGACTAATCGAAAACGTATTTGGGAGAATTATGCATCGATGTTTCCTACATTGGAGTCGTTTTGCTCGGTCATGGATCAGACGACGGAGAATTTCGAATGTTTGGTAATCAACAACAACGCGAAATCGAACAAATTATATGACCAGATTTTTTGGTACAAAGCAGAGACTCGACCCAATTTCCGTTTGGGATCGAAGGAATTCTGGGAAATTTCCAAGGGAATGGGGTCTGATGATGAGGATGAGGCTTATGATCCTTCTAAGGGAAAACGAAAGACGGGACAGACGATTAATGTGAAAAAGACGACGAATACGAAATGGTAATGCGGAGTGTAAATGCGGAGTGTAAATGCGGAGTGTAAATGCGGAGTGTAAATGCGGAGTGTAAATGCGGAGTGTAAATGCGGAGTGTAAATGCGGAGTGTAAATACGGAGTGTAAATAAAATTATCCATATGAAATAATTTTATTTTGGATCCTAAAATGCAGGGGCATCCGTAAAAATTTGCGTTGTCGCTGGATTCAAAACTTTGGTTTCAGTAACAACATTCATAAAATCGGATATCGAGTGATGAAAATAAAAAAAAATATATCCACCAGTTAGACATGCCACCAAAACCAGCAAAACATCTCGCACTACTTCCTTCATCGGTGGAAATAATCCATTGTTTTCCCCGGAAAAATATTTATATTCAACAAATTTACTGATGCAGTAAATAACCGTGATAATCACGGCCAAAAGAAAAACTTGTTCCATAACTTTTTATTCCCCTAAATAATAAAAAAGGCCGGTATTTTATGTCCATTTTTTACGCAGAAGTCAAACCCCTATATTTTCGATCCACGTCGTTGTATTGAACATGCGTCTTCAAATAAGCCGAATAAAACGTATGTTTTTTCGTATTCGAAACCGCATAAACATTTGCCAATTTTGCCATCATAAATAAAACATATGTAACAAAGGTCGAAGAGGTTTGATTATTCAAATAATACTGTTTTACGACAAACCCGCTCAAAACAACATTCAAAAAATAGAGACCCATCGAAAAATAACTAATCCTTTGGTAATATTGATCTATTTTGACGATTTTATCACGTTTATCATTTGGTAAAAGCGCCACTGCTTGAGCAACATCATCATCCTCATTTGGAACGTCACCATTTACATCCAAGTATTTGACCAACCGATTTTCACGAACGAGTTCAATATAATACAAAAACAAAAATGTCGCTAAATTCATAAAGTTGAAAACGAGTGTTACATTGTATAACATTTGTGAATCCCATATCATATTTTCATTTGCATCACAAACGCGTTCTGTATTGGGAATATCAGAACAATTTTGCGGAACAAATAATATCAGTAGAGAGCTCGTAATGGCACGATATAACTCCAGTAAAACAGTAAATGTAATTGAAACACGTTGGGTAAAATCTTGATCTATAAATTTGCCGCCTTTTGGTTGAAGTCTGTCCAAGATTTCTTTATACGATTCATGTTTTACTAATATGGGCTGTGAATCTTCAATTTGTTTTTTCGAATCCTCAACAAATTCGTCGGTTGTAGTTGTAATATTTTTTTCTATCTGTTCATCGAATTCGTTATAATCATCCAAATAGACAATCATTTCATTTTCTGACATAATTTGTTCATATAATTTATTCATATTTTTATGCAAAATATATAAAATACACATAAAAATATGCGAATATTCTAGAGTTCTTCAAAATCCAATACGGGATCTTCATTGAGTGGTACAGAAACCCGGGTAGATCCAGGTCCATCCAAGTCAAACACATCATCTAATCCCGCCAAATCGATAGAATCCATATGAATTTTGATACGATCCTCCTCCTCATCGTCACTGTCTTCTTCCATTTGTTTTCGCTCCAGTGCGCGTGAAACACTAATCGATTCCAGACGTTCCAAAGTCTTGGGTGCATCGACGCGCTCCTCGCGATTTTCTGTGTCCAAGACACTATCGAAATTATTAAAGGTGAGTTTTGTCGTTACGGGTTCATCATCAATATTTTTAATAGAAGGAACAACGGGAACATGGACCTCGGTGTCCTCCTCTTTACCCACATATGTATTTGTAACAGTGGTTGGCGCTGTTTTGGAATCACCATTTTCAGAGCCGGACATAACAGGTTCATTCACATGTTCAATAAAAACCTCCTCCTCATGCTCCTCATGTTCATCCATATATGCGCGAATAATGGATTCCGTAGGGACACTTTCGCGAATGGTCGTCAAAATACATTCTTGGACAATAAGTTCCAATTCACGCCCATTTTTCTGAACTTGTAAAGGACTAATGTTTTTCTCAAACAAATAGACATTGGTATAGACCTTACGTGCTACATGAATATATACCTTATGTATGAATGTGTCCAATTTTGGTATAGAAATATCGATTTTCTTTTGCTTGTTCCCTACCCGAATACAGGTCAAAACTTTGAGTTGAATAATATGAACACATGAAATCAAATCTTCTAAATAGTTACATCCGGACCGCTCAATGATTCTTTTTCGTTCTTCTTCCACAATGACGGAATTCCATTTAGGTACGCGGGACAGTAAATTCTGAAACGTCATCAAATATTTCCCCAATTCGTCGGCATCTTGGCACATTTTCCAAGATTCGTTAAAAATCGATCTAATTCCTTCGATCACAAGGGGGCTAAAAATGGATACTAAACGGCTACACCACTCATTTCGCGCCTCGTGCAAATTACTGATAACAAAATCGTCCATGATATCTATATATCTATAATAGTATGGTCATAGTAGAATCGCGGGTTTTGAACGAATTATGCATGTTTTATCACGGCTAGTGGAATTTTTGGATCGACAATTAATCTTTGCATATGACCCGTATAGGTTTGT